TTCGACTGGCGCCGAGAAAGCCTAACCCCGGTGTCAATGTGGTCGCCCAGATAGCCGGTGTCGCGCGGGGCTCTCTGGGCCATGTCGTCAGCAATGGGCTGGGCGGCCTTCAGCAGCACACGACGCACGACCCCGCGCGCCGTGGACTGCTTCATTTGCATCAGGGCCTTGTCGAGTTCCCGCAGGCCCTCGACCTTGACCTTTATCACGCAGAGGTGCCGATGATGTCGACATCATAGGTGGCCGACGCGCCAGCGGGGTTGGCGACCTTGATGATGTCCCCGGTCCCCGCCGTGACGGTCCAGCCGGCAGCCGGGGCGGTGACCAGAATCTCGGCGCCAGGGGCGAGGCTCAGGCTATGGCCGCCGCCGCCGAACGGGCCTTGAAACGGGTTCGTGCCGTTGCCGATGACCAGCGTCGTGCTGTTGGTCGAAGGCGCGCGGAAGCGCAGAACCTTGACCTTTACGAAGGTCCGGGTCACGCCGAACACGTCTGCCACGCCGGCGGCCAGGTCGAGGTCTTCGCTGGTGTTGGTGGCCAGGGTCCGGGTGTCGCTAAACACGATGTCAGCCGAACCGGAAGAAGTGCCTTGCGGCAGATCGACGAAGGTCGGGGTCTCGAAAACAAAGGTAGTGCGACCCCGGTCGATGGTGGCAGACACGCCGCCGGTCAGGGTTGCGCCGACTTGAATGGGCATGGTGGTCTCCTAGAGGCTCGTTTGATCCGTCCGGGCCGTGGCGGTGATTTCCACACCCACCCGCCGGCCAATTTCCTTGACGCCGGTGATTTCATATTCCCGGTCTTCACAGACCAGCCGGTCCTTCGGGGTCAGCGTCGCGCTGATGCTGGAATAGCGAACCTGGAACCGGGTCGTGATGCTGGAGCCGATCGCCTGCGCCCGCACCCGCTCGCCGTCGCTGACGTCGGTCTTTGATCCCCAGACGGTGGCAAGGTCCGCCCAGGTCTGAACCCGTTCGTTGAGCGTGTTGGCCGTTTCCGTCGCCCGGCGAAGGGTGACGCGCCGGTCAAGGGCTCCCGCCTTCATGGGATCAGCAGCCGGTGGTTTTCGATCAGCGACCCGATGTCAACCGGGCCGGCGTTGATCGTCGAAGGCCCTTCGGTCGCGCTTTCGCGGTTTTTGTAAAGGTCAGCGGCAACCATCATCATGGCCAGCCGCAGCGGAAAGGGAACGGTCGAATAGCCCGCCGGGGCCGTGACCGTGATCCGTGAGCGGTCCTGAATGGACGGCCAGGATTGATTGAACTTCAGGACGATCTGCGGCTCCAGGCCGTCGATCCGCGCTTCGTAGACCGTGCCGGCAAGCGTCTGGGTCGCGCCGTCCGTGTCCAGATAGGTGATCGAGGTTATCGACCGGAGCGGAGCTGTCGGCAGATGCGCCAGGTCTTCAAACGTGTCGCATTTCATCACGACCGTCTGGGTCGGAATCTTCAAGCCCGTCCGTGCTTCCACATGCATACGGGCCGCGACGATCAGGTCTTCGATCAGGTCGTCGTCGTCGTCGAAATCCACGCGCAGATGGGTCTTCAGCACCGCAACCGTCACCGGCTCGTCAGTGGGCTCGACCGAAACGACAACAGGGCTCCACATGGTCAGCCTTTCTTCCGTCGCTCAGCCGGGGCTTTGACTGCCCGTTCAATCGGCGCGGCGACTGCCACCGCAAAGCCCGCCTGAACAAGGCGCAGGGCCTCGTCGTCGGGAAAGTCCGCCTCATCGCCAGGGGTCAGATTGATGGTCGGACCCGAAAGCCCGACCATCATCCGAACTCGCATCAGGCCGTCGCCTTCAGCACGATGAAGTTGATCACCAGCACGTTGTTGCCAGCCGTCGAGGCGTGAAGGTTGGTCAGGTGCAGCTTGAAGCTACCCGCCGCCACCGCCGAGGTCGCCACGATGAACGAACCCGCCGAGGTGTGGGTCTTGATGCACGCGACCACGACGTCTGTCGCCGCAACCTTGTTATTGGTCACGGTGAACTCGGCCTCGCCGGCAGCGGCCACGGTCTGGGAGACCGTGGTGATGACACCGCTGTAAGCGTTGCACGTCACGCCGGTGGTGATGCTGGTCGCTTGGGTGACCGCCGTCTGGCCCTGGACGACCTCGACGCCGTCAGCGTTGCGGTAGCCCGTCTGGTTGTAGGACATGGCCTACTCCTTTTTCAAAAGAGGAACCGGGGCGAGCCGGAGCCCGCCCCGTCAGCCTTAGGCCATGATCAGGTGCTTGACGGCAGCCGTGTCGGCCAGTTCGCCGTCAAGGCGGATCAGGCCGGCAATGCCGAGGTCAGGCCAGAAACGCTCGCGCATCACGCCGATCATCGGAGAACCGACTTTGCGGACGAAATACTTGGCGAAATCGCCATAAACCACCGTCTTGTTGCCGGTGGCGAGGGAGGCCATCGCCTGGTTGACGCTGTAGGGCGAGCCCAGCAGGGTGCCGGGGACCGAGGTGCGGATGTCGCCCATCTGCCAGATATACTGGCCGTCCCCGCCCTTCAGCTTGCGGACAGCCGCCAGCGTCGAGTCGTTGAACATGAAGCGGGCCTTCGGGGACATCCGGTAAGCCGGATCCACCGAATGCTGCAAATCGATCAGTTCGTCCACCGTGATGGCGCCGGTGGCCGCGGCGGTCTTGCCGAGGCTGGAGGCGGTCACGATGCCGTTAGGATCGCCAGAGCCGTCGCCGGTGGTCAGTTCGGTGTTGGCCCGGCGGCCCAGGCGCTCGCCCAGCAGTTCACCAAGCAGCTGTTCGATGTTGAAGATGCTGTCTTGCGCCAGTTCCATCGAAAACTTGATGAACTCGGTGTCGAAGACGTAGGCGTCCAGGCGCTTCTGGGCGAAGGTCACATCCGAACCGCCGTCGTCGGTCAGGGCGCTGCCTTCGGTGTGCTTCACGACGACGACGCTGGTGTCGTCGACGGTCGGCAGGTTGATCTGGTTGCCCGAGGCGGTGAGCAAGGCGGTGCAGATGTTCTCGTCATACATCGGACCCCAGGCGGCCATCGACTTGGTCATGATGGCGGCCAGTTCAACGGGGACGGTGAAACCGCCAGCGGTGGTGGTGCCGGCAGTCTGGGCGCGGATTTCCTCGCTCACAATGCCGGTGCGCAGGGCCTGGCGCATTTCAGGCGACATGTCGCCGACCTGGCCGCCGTGGCGCAGCATTTCATAGAAAGCCGCGCGATAGGTCGGGGCCGATCCGGCGTCTTGAGCCGCAGCCTCACCGCCGGCGACAAGCGGGCGCTGGGCGGCGCGCAGGCTTTCGGCCCGCTGCTCCATCTGGGCCTGCTTCTGCTCGCGCTCGATGCGGGCGCTCAGGCGGTCATATTCCGCCATGGCCGTATCGTGCTGGATTTCCAGTTCCTTGGCGCGGCCCTCATCGGTCGCGGCGTTGATCTGGTCCAGGCGCTCGCGGGCTTCAGAGACGATCTGGGCCTGCTTGTCTTGAAGGTCTTTCAGAGACATGGGGTAGTCCTTTCGATGGGGGTGACGTCTCAATTCGGTCGGGGACGTCCCCGCCTACCTCCGGACCCTCAGGTCCAGGTGTTGCTTCATGCGGAGGCGCATGGCCGCCGCACTAAAGTTTCGCTGTTCGCGCGCATGCTTCAGGGAGCGCAGCGCGATGGATGTGTCATCGTATGCCGGGAACGCCACGACGCTGACTTCGTGAAGGTCAACCGCCTCAATCGTCCGGGTCGGGATTTCGCCCGTTTCGTCCCAGGTCTGTTTCGTGACCACAAAGCCGAAGGACATGCCATTGATGTCGCCCCGCTCCAGCAGAACGGCCAGGTCGCGGCCATCGGTGGTGTCGGGAAGGTCGATCTCGACCGCCAGGCCCCGCGCATCCTCTTTCAGGCGCAGCGTGCCGGCGGTGGTGCGCCCGATCACCCGTCCCCGGTCATGATCGACCAAAGCCCGGACATCGCCGTTCACGGCGCCAGAAAAGGCCCCCGGCGCGATGATCTCGCGAAAATGGCCGCCGATGTCTGCCGTGGATCCGAAGACAGCCGCATAGCCGACTATCGTCCGCCTTTCAGCCTCGGCCCTAAACTCTGGCCGCTGCTGGAGCGTCCGGGTCTCATGGGACATTGGTGGCCCCTCCGTTCTGTTGCCCCGCCAGCGGCACGGTCGCGCCCTGGATAAACAGCTTGTCTCCACCATCCTGGGCGGGTCGATTGTCGAGCGCGCGGCCTTCGTTCGGCGTCAGCAGGCCCGACTGGACAGCCTGCGCCATGCCGTCCATGCGCGACTTGAAATCGCCGCGTTGCAGGCCGTCGAGGTTGTGTTCGACAAAACGGGCATTCCGTTTTTGGCCGAACAGCTTGAGGTTCAGTTCGTCTTCAAGCGCCTTGGCCCACTGGGCGACCAGGTGCTTGGTCAGGTGCAAATCCTGCTGTTCGGTGTTCGAGAACGTCCCGCGCGTCAGGTCTTGCAGGAACACCGGCGGCAGATTGTAGAGGCGGGCGATTTCCTCCACCAGGAACCGCATGGCCTCGGTCATTTGCCCCTTGGCCGGGTCGAATCCGACCGCCTTGAGGTCATATCCTGACGGGATCGGCATATAGGCGTCGCCGTTCGACCGCGCCGCCTCAATGGCTCTCTTGATGTCCGCGTTTGCCCGCTTCATCGCATCCGGCCCGGCTGGGATCGGACCCGACAGGGCAAGCGGCGGAACACCGCCACCGGCAAAAAACCCGCTTGCGTAGTCGCTCATGGCCAAGGCCAAGGAAATTGTCTTGGCCCCGTTCAAAATCGGGCTGTATGACCGCAGGCCGTCAGGCTTGAGCATGAACGGAACGTCGATGACGTCAGCCGCCGGATATTCCTTCGAACCGTCGAACTGGTAGACCTTCATCAGCCCCTGGCGCTTGATGATGGTTCGCGCCGGGTCCATCGGCCAGATATTGGCGACCACGCCCGGCGCGGAGCGTTCGATCCACGACAGGCCCCGGCCACCGGTAAAGACCTGTTGCCAAAAATACTTGCGCCAGCCGAACGACGACCATTCAGGGTTGGGCGCTTCGTTTAGCAGAATCTGAAGCCCGCCGGTGATCCGCTGGGAATCCGCGCCGGTGCTGCGGTATGAGTGCAGCGGCAGATTGGCCAGCGTCCCCGATAGAAACGACACCGCCGCATTGACCGCCGGGACCGTCAGGGCGCTGTCGATCGTGACCGCCGGCATGTTCCCAGCCGACTGGCCGAAGAACTGCAAGAAGTTGGCCGCGCTGACCGGGACGCGCGGGTCTTCCGGCGACGCCCGCGTCTCGCGCGTGATTTCCAGCCCGAACAGCTTCATGCGTCGAACATCGAAAAGCTGGGATCGTCCCAAGGTGAGGAAGTCGAACCTTCACCCGCCGAACGCTTGGCAGTCCCCTGCGCCATCGCCAGGGCCACCGCCCCGTCGATCCTGAAGCGCGCCTTCTGCTTGTCCATCTTGCGCCCTCCTGCCGGGTCCATCACCGCAACCGCGTTGGCCATGTTCCAGGTCAGGACGGGATTTCCGTCGTGAACCAGTTCGCCGTTCATGACCGCTGTCTCCAGCGCGTCGATCGCGGGCGTCATGTCCTTGAATCCCTGGCCGTGCGGAATGATCAGCAGGCCCGAGCCGTTTTCGTCCTTGGTCGCCTCGATCCCCACCGCGTCAAACTCGCGCAGAAGGTGGTCGATGCCCCATCGGTCATAGGCGAGACCCACGACCTCAAACTCTTCGCAGATCGCGGCGATCCGCATGGCCACCGCCCGAGGATGGATTGACCGACCGTCAACCGCCTCGATCCAGTCGCCGCACCATTCGGCATACGGAACCCGGTCCCGCCGGGCGTGTTCGTCGATCAGGTCCGCCGGTTTCCAGAACCAGGCCTTGACCCGAGCGGGTTGATCCATTGTGACCCCGACAAGGGCCGTCAGGTCAGTCTTGGCCGAAAGGTCCAGCGCCAGCATGACGCGCTCGCCGGGCTTCCAGTCCGCATCGCCCCGGCAGCCCATCCAGTCGGCCCGAGCGATCAGGGACGCATGGGGCGCCACCCGCTGGTTTAGATACAGGTTCCTGAACCTCGGCTCCTCGGCAGGCATACGAACCGCCCGCGTGGCCAGGACTTGCAAATCCTCCAGCGACCGAAAATCCCCCAGCGCCGGATTGGCCGCCAACCATCCGGCCTCGTCCATGATGTCGCAGCCTTCAGGCGCGGCATACAGGTGGCAGACCGTCGTCTCCGATTCCGGCGACAGGCCGTCGTCGATCATCTTTGACAGGACGTGTTCCGGGTCGTTGCTCTGCGTCGAGATGGTGACGAACAGCGGTTCAGCCCGCGCCCCGAAGGACGTGTCGATGATGTCGAACAGTTCCCGGTTTTTCGCCTGGGCCAGCTCGTCGAATATCGCAAACGTCGGGTTCAGGCCGTGCTTGGTCCCGGCCTCTGCCGACAACGCCGCGTAGAAACTCCCGTTCGATGCACAAACCAGCCGCTTGGTCGACGGAACCGGCTTGACCAGCTGCGACAGCTCCGGGTCAGCCTCGACGATCTGCCGGGCGACCTTGAAGACCTGGGCGGCCTGTTCGCGGTCATTGGCCGCGCTGTAAATTTCCCCGTTGCGAACCGCTTCCGGCCCGACCAGGTGCGCCAGGACCAGCGCCGCGATCAGGGCAGTTTTTCCATTCTTCCGCGCGATCGACAGAACCGCCCGGCGAACCTTCCTCAGTCCATCCGGCCTGGTCGGCCCATAGACGTCGCGGATAAAGTCCCGCTGCCATTCCCGCAGGAGAAACGGCCCGCCCGCACCCTCGCCAGACGGAACCGTCAGGCATTCAATGAATGCAATAACCCGGTCGGCCCTTACGCCACCCCGATCAGCGCGCCGAACTTGGTCGCTGGAGCCTCTGGCGCCGCCTTGACCCTTGTTCGACTTGCCGGGGTTCCGCCGAACTCGACCGCGATCTTCCGCATGTCTTCCCGGCATTTGTCCAGAACGATCAACCATGCGGAACGGGTCGGCGAGCCGCCGGCAGTCTGTCCGACAGAACCATGCAGCCGCACCATCTCTTCCGCTTCAACGCGCCGGGCTTCGAGCCGGCAATACTCGGCGAGCTGGTCGCGGTCGGCAGCAGTGGCGACCAATCGCCAGACCCGCGTCATCTCGTGCCACTTGTCTAGGGCGATGCCTTCAAGATCCGCCGGGGCGTCACCGACTGGGCCAGCATCCGGGTCCGGTTCAATCTTCCGCTTGCCTGGGTTGCCCTCGATCACCTTAAGGGCGGTGGGTTTTCTCGGGCGCCCGCGCATGAAAGCTCCAGAATTGCGGCGACACGTGCGTGAG